CCAAAGCCAGAAACAAAATCCGCCACAGGCTCCTTCGCCCGCCCCAAAGCCAACGCATCCTCACCGATAGGCGTCAACCATTTAGGCGGCCAACTACCCGTCACGATTCGCCCGCGCCTCCATCATCTGCTCCAACTTTGATTTAGCCTTCACCTCAGCCACGCCCAGCCTTGAACGATCCGTCGGAGTAAACCCAAGCAACGACAACCCAGACTGAATCATCTTCTCAGTCTCCAACAAAGACATATTCACCTTACGGTCAGACGGATCAGCCAACCACTCCACCTTCAACACATCCCGCCTATCCAACAACTCACACACAACCTGCAACCACGCCACATCAGTCCGAGGCGACACCCACAACTCGCCCTCACCAAAAACCAAATCCCACAACCGTTGACCAGCCTCACCCAAAGGCGCCAAAGGCTCACACCTCCCCGAATACAACGTAATCGTATCCTCAGCGGAAGGCATCGCCCGCTTCCCCGGATTACCCACAAGACGTTTCTGCTCGACAGGCTTAGGAGGATTAGGCATACCGAAAGCATACCAACCCAAAAGGGTCTGAACTGCGGGTGTAAACAAGCAGCTGGGGTGGCGGGTGGAAGGGACAAGGCTTCTAATGATTTGACCGGCCCCCGGTTTACCCGTACGGGGGGTGGTGGTTAGGTTAGTGGACGGTTGCCTCGTGCTTGGTTGCATTTGCGGTGTGCTGGTTGTAACGGTGATGTGTGTCCTAGTTCAGGATAAATATGGTCTGCTTCTATGGTGTCCCCCAGGGTGAAAGCTTTTCCGCATAGGTGGCAGTGTGTTGCTGTTTGTTTTAGGGTGTGTGCATTTTTTTTGTATCGTCCTCCGTAGAGGAATTGTTTTTTGGCTTGTCGTTCGGGTGTGTCTGGTCTTGGTGGGCGGCATACCCCACAGTAGGTGCCTTGTCGAATAAGTTTTCCGCATGTCAAACAGGGACGGTTGAAGCCCATTAGGGGTGGCTGCCCGAGTTGTGTACCCAGACTCTAATCAGGTCGAAGAAATGTGTGATGCTGAGGTCTTGAGCCCTAGTGAAGTCTTCAGGGTTGAATGCGAGTTCGGCTGCGTCTAACAGAATGTGGATGTCGGTGCCGTCTTGTTGTTGTCGTGCTTTGCGTAACGCTATGAGTAAACCTATGGGGAGTGTGAAGAAGTTGTCTACTACAGCCCTATAGTGTTCGGTTTCTATTTCAACGTATGGTGGCAGGGTGCTATGGAATTTCCATGCGTCTGGTAGGTCGTCGCTCGCGGTGGTATTCAAAACAGGGTTCCTGTGTCTGTGTTCTCTTGCGCCCACGTTAGCCTGCCCTCAATAATCGGCAGATATTCTTCCGTCAACTCTGCACCCACAAACTTGTACCCGTCGAGTAGCGCCGCCTTACCCGTAGACCCCGAACCTGTGAACGGGTCGAGCACAGTCCCCCCGACAGGTGTAACCAGTTTGATTAGGTAACGCATAAGGGTGGTTGGCTTCACCGTTGGATGAAAATTCTGTTTCGGGGTTGCGTTTTCCGCCTCGCTAACACTGCGCTTGCCACCAGTACCGCCAACCCCGCCCTTTTTGTAAGCGTTACGCGGTTCTAACCCGTCTAGTCCTTCGTTGCGGTCACGCTTACTAGCCTTAGCACAATAAAAAAACCGTGAAGCACCACCAGAATCCGCGTTTGCCGTGTAAGGGTAAATTTTGCCTTCCATCCCTTTAGAAAAAGACGCAACATTCTCTGAGGCTTGAGATTTGTTTACGTTCGGTTTTCGTGCGCCAGACGTTAGCACCCCGCTTTGTTCGTCGAGTAGCCCCGCACTGTACTCGTCAAGAATCACATTCGCAGGCCAACGACCCTTATCACTCCCAGGCACCCAGCCGTCATGCTCATAACCCTTAGAGAAACCAGACGTGGCTTTCGTGCCACCACCAAAACTGTCAGTCGTAGGAATCCTGCTCGCATCAATGTTCAGCCCACCCACACCCCACAACAAAACATTCCCCGCCACCGTAGAACCCTTCCCAAACGGTTTCCGCCCCACCACAATCGGCTCAAAAGCAGGCTTCAACGCTGTACCCCACCCCTCCCACTGCTGAGCCTCAGGAGTAGAAGGCGTGGTTAAGTCAAAAGTTCGCACACCCTTTTCATTAGCCTTCGAAGAATCTTGCCAGCCACCATCATCTTTTTGCCAGGTAGCGCGACCAATATGCCTAGACTGCTTTCCGACAACCTCACGCTCAGCGCCCTGGCCCTTGTCAATCGCCTTAGACACATCCAAAGATTTCGGAAATCCTGACCCGTACATCCAGGCGATACTGTCCCGAATCTCAAACCCTGCATCCTCAATAGCCACAGCCATCCGGTGAAAAGTCCTCGACCCACCAAACGCCAGAATATGCCCGCCCGGTTTCAACACCCGAAGGCACTCCTCCCACACCGTCACATCGTAAGCAATACCAGTCGAGTCCCACTTCTTCCCCATAAAGCCAAGCTCATAAGGTGGGTCAGTCACCACAGAATCAACACTGTTATCGGCAAGCCCCCGCAAAATTTCACGGCAATCACCCAAAAATATGCGAGCCTCGCCAACCTCAACCGCAGGAATCATAGCTTGAACACCGTTCCAGTAAAGTCCACATCCCGCTCCAGAATGAGCGTCGCCAACCCCGGAATAGAATCCTCACCCGACTTCATCCGAAACCAACCCGAACCGTTATCCATCGTAGGAGCCATAACAATAAACCGTGAAGCAACACGATCGCCACGGTCAACACTGCCCAACTCCGTCACCCGCAAATGGTGCCAATGCCCATGCACCAACAGGGAGGCGTCAGCGACCGGCTGACGGCCAAACGCCTGCTTCCTCCACCAATCAGCCACACCCGCCGGGGAAGACGCCTGATGCCCATGCATGACCCCGAGAACATGGAAGCCATCACCGAACACATCAATAGCGAGTGACTCGTCGTGCGGTTGAGGTTCAATAAAGTTGATATGGGTTGCGCCAATTTCACCAGCCAACCTAGCCAGCTGGCGACCGATAAAAACCCCCCAATCATCTGTGGGTTTACCTATCTGCTTCCCGTTCGCAGCACGAAACTGGCAATGGTTCGACCCTACGCTTGCATAAGTCATGGATGGTGTCAGCTCTGCAAGTTTCCGCAACGTCTGCCAAGCCAACGTCGTCGCCACATCAACCTGCTCCATAATGCTCAAATCGTTACTGTAAAGCTGCTGTGCACTGTTCGCGTTGTAAAAGTTTTCCACCGTATCGCCAAGGTCACAAAAGATAATCTGTTCCGGCTTTTCACGCTTCACCTGATCGACCAGACGTGCCTGCATCAACGCAACACGCTCCAACAAATCATCGGTACCGCCACGGTAGTCAACCTTTCCCACCTGCAAGTCCGACCACAACACAACAAGCGCTCGAGGGTTACGGGTTGGCAATTTTCTTGGGGTGAGCTTCCGTTTGCCCTCAGCCATCAGTAGAGGCAGGTTCACGCCGGAAGACTTACGCCGGAACGTAAACCGGTAGCTCGTCAGCCACTCCCCATCCCAACGCTGCCACCTCGACGTGCGCACCGGCGGAATCACATCAATATCTTTAGGATCCATCCCCGCATCAATCAGAAACTCATCAAAGTTTTGGGGTTCCTGCGCATACCCTGGTGTTGTTGCTTCCCCCTCATCACCATCGAAACTTAGGGAAGGTTTCACCTCGTTCGAAACTTTCACGGCCCTTGCAGGTTGCAAATTATCTAACATGATTACACCCTATCTATTGAAACAAGAACACTCGCGGTTGCGGTGGCTCCTAATCGGTGTCTCGCTCAACTTCACACCCCGTTGGGATAATGCTCTCGACAATGTTTTCACACCCCACACGTCAGGGCTCCCAACCGCAGACTCCAACACCAGCCGGTCAGCCTCGTCAAGGTCTTCAAGGATACGGCGCACACCACATGCCCGCACCTGGACGGTTGGTGTTAGACCCTCAAGCATTCTCGCGTGTGGTGTCGATAAGCCGGTAGGCGACCTCCAACAACCAAGGGTTCAAATTCTTTACCGATGCACACTCACGCATCACCGCAGCAAGAGCGCCCCGAATGTTGTCGAAGTCCTCATGCCAGACAAGGTTGTCATCTGCAAGCAGGTTCGCTGCTGTAGCGTATGGTTCGAAAATTTCATCAGTCATTTTCCTCGACCTCAAGGTGAGCTGATAGCTAGAGTCTGACAAGATAGGTTCCCTTCCCGTAGGTTTACCTAATCCTAGTCAGGTAGATCAAGAAAATCGAGTGACTGAAACGCCGTGTTATGAAATTGTGACAATTCGTTGACTCTCACGAAACAGCCTGGCTCCCGAGCATCCGCATACACTTTCCAGGCGAGCACCCTAATGATTTGCGAATCATCGTCATAGACAACCCCGGTGAGTGCGTCACCAACCCCGCGAATGAGTTTGTCCACATCGGGAGGGACGATCGGGTGTGGACGTTTCGTGACCGTCACGGTCGAAGGGCGTTCCAAATAAAACATGACCTCGAGCTCCACCGGCCCGGACGTTCGCGCCCACCCGTTCACCGACACCGCAAACTCTGCCGCACCCCTCACAGCCTTACGCCATGCAGGCAAAAACTTTGACGCCTCCACAAACCTGTTATTGCCAATGCTTTTCTTAGACCCCTGTGGTGCAGGCCTACCTAAAACATCAAAGGTTATCTCCACGCCTCTCAGGATACCGCTTCAGGTTCGCAAACGACGCGAGAACCGCCAACACCAACAATGATCCAAACACCCAGCCAAGCACCGACGTCACGTTAGTGGGCACCTGGTAGGCCAACAGCATGAACGTGACACCCATAGCGAAGACAAGAATCTTTCCGCCGGTCTCCATTAGAAGGGTGCCTGGCTGTCAACCGGTGTAGCCTGCCCGATAGTTGCTGTAGGCCACTGCTCCATGATTGCAGCCTCTTGCACTTTTCCACCATGCGCAGGTGTAATACTTTCCGCCCGCACCTTCACACTGAACCCGGTCGTACCGTCACGTTTCTGGAACACGTTCGTGCCCGTAATCCGACCGACCACAGTGACTTGGCGCACATCATCAAAGGCGCCCGTCTTGTCATCCGTCGTGCAATCATACAAAGTCGAATCGACCTTCTCCCACTCACCCGCAGCATTCTTACGGTTCACATCCACCGCAACTTTCACCGCACGACCCCACTCAAAATCTGCAACATTCTGCAACCAACCCGTAACAACAACCTCAGCCTTATTAGGAACCATTTCCATCACCCTTTCTCGAAACCAACAACATGCTTAGGATTACAACAATCATTATGCCCGCAAGCCCTGACACCCGCAAACACAGGCTTACCATCATCATCCACAGGGGTAACATGATCGGCTGCATAAAAGCCCGCCCACGGTAAACACTTCCCCTCCGCAGAATGGACAGTCTGAACTTTTCGTGCCCTACAAGACCGACACAAAACAATCTTCTTACGGACACTATTGACAGACCATTCAATACCGCAACGCTCACACTGCACCACCGGCATTCAGGCTACGCTCCGCCGCACGCATTTGCGCTTCAGTAAACACATAATTCTTTACTCTAGTACGTTTCACCGCAATTTTCACCGGCTCCACAACCGTCTCAACCATCACAGGGTCGCTGTGCGCCTCCACACGGGCCAACATACGATTCTTCGACCAATACTTCTCAGCCTTCCTAGCAGACGCCCCAGCCTCCAACAGGGACTCCCGCGACAGCGGATGCTCAGCCATCAGCTCCCCCATATCAATCCCGAGCTCTGCAGCCCAGCTAACCTCACTCATCGTTTCCCCCTTTTCTATCCGCTTGCCTGTCTTCCTCGACATCGGCGAAGCAAAGATCATAACCCTCATCATGCGCCTCCTTCCTCACAAAGTAAAGCCAATCATCAAAAATCGCCCCATTCTGAGGATCGTCGTTGTGCGCAGTGTACGCAGACAAAAAATGTTCCCGCACTATTTCAGTAGTTAGCCGTTCACTCATCGCCTGCCCCATCCTCTACGTAAATATTCGCAACCGCCCAAACATGCCTCGCATCCACACCCAAACCGCCCACCTCACG